CGATCTCTATTACTAGCGATGTTAAAACAGTTGCACCGGTACTACCTAACGGTGGTGTTTTAGTAATTAAAGAAAGTGTAGCAAACCAAACTTCGTTAGATAACGAAAAAACTATTACGCTAAATGGCACAACAATTGAAGCATTAGTTACTCAAATTAACTCTGCAGGATTGGTAAACGTTTCTGCAACGGTTAATTCCGACGGAACAATGAGCATAAGTCACAAACTAGGTGGCGAAATTAAATTTAATGATGCTAGCAGTATGTTAGTTGCTATTGGATTTACCGCGTATGCTTACAACAGTACAACTGATGCTTGGGGCGGCACTGAGAATTTCTACGCCGCAGGATCTAAAGAAGCTGATGGCTACGATTTTAAAGCCAGCAACTGGGAACCATTAGTATATACTGCAAGTGCTAGTGCTCCATCAACTGCACCAGTAGATGGTCAGTTATGGTACAGTTCAATTATTGACGAAGTTGATATTATGTACCACAACGGTACTACATGGAAGGGATACAGAAATGCGTTCCCAACTTCAAACCCAACTGGTCCAATTATTGCGGCTAGCGAGCCAACTACACAAACTGACGGAACAGCGTTAGTTAATGGTGATATTTGGATTAACACATCTAATATAACTGAGTACGGTCAGCACATTTACGTGTTTAACGGCGTAACATTGCGTTGGGAAGAACAAAACGTTGCAGATCAAACAAGTCCAAATGGTTGGGTGTTTGCTGATGCTCGTTGGAGCGGTGCTGGTGAAGATACTAATCCAGACTCTGTAACACAGCTATTAACGTCTGACTATATTGATCCAGATGCACCTAACCCTGCACTATATCCACGTGGTACACATTTATGGAATCTACGTCGATCAGGATTTAACGTTAAGAAATATGTAAAAAATCATATTGATATCTACAGCAACAACGGCACAAACGCTCGTTACAACGACGAGCCAATGGACGGTTCTAACTCAACTACTCCATACAATGCAAATCGTTGGATTACTGTAAGTCCTAATCAAGAAAGCGGCGCTGGATCTTTTGGTCCATCTGCACAACGTTCATTTGTTGTTGCATCATTAAAAGCCGAAATGGATACTAATCAAGAAATTCGAGACACTGATACATTAATCTATAATCTAATTGCTTGCCCAGGATATCCTGAGTTAATTCAAAACATGATTGGATTAAACGTTGATCGCGCTCAAACAGCATTTGTTATCGGCGACACACCATTCCGTTTACCAGCTACTGGTACAGCTTTAGCGGCATGGGGCGGCAATACTGTTGGCGCACTTGACAATAATAACGACGGTGGAGTTAGCTACGACGAATACATGGCAATGTTCTACCCAAGCGGTTACACAAATGACAACTTAGGAAATTACATTGTTGTTCCTCCTAGCCACATGATGTTACGCACATTTATTACAAGTGACCAGAAGAGCTACCAATGGTTTGCACCAGCAGGCTCACGCCGTGGCGGAGTTGATAATGCTACAGCAGTTGGTTATCTTAATACTGAAGGCGAATTTACACAAGCCGCATTACCGCAAGGTTTGCGTGATGTGTTAGCCGGTGTTAAAGTTAATCCAATTGCAACACTTAACGGTGCGGGCATTTTAAACTTTGGTAACTATACTCGTGCAAGAGCATCTAGTTCATTAGACAGAATCAACGTTGCACGTTTAGTAGCGTTCCTACGTAGACAGCTAGACATTTTAGTTCGTCCGTTCTTATTTGAACCAAATGATGCACAAACACGTAACGAAGCTAAAAATGCAGTTGACAGCTTACTATTAGAGCTAGTTGGCCAACGTGCATTGTACGACTTTATTGTAGTATGTGATGACAGTAATAATACTCCTACCAGAATTGATCGTTCTGAACTATGGATTGATATTGCAGTTGAACCTGTTAAAGCAGTCGAATTCATTTACATTCCAGTTCGCTTGCTAAACACCGGCGCAATTAAATCAGGCAATTTTGGCCTACAAACTAACGGGTAATGGGAATGGTAAATATTAAGGAACAAGGAGCATAATAAATGTCTATCGCAAGTTTAAGTAAATTATCAGTACCAGTCCCACAAGGCAATCAAAGCCAGGGCCTACTGATGCCAAAACTAAAGTACAGATTCCGTGTACTTTTTGAAGGGTTTGGCGTAAGTTCGTCAAGAACAGAACTAACTAAGCAAATTGTATCAGCCGGTCGCCCGCAAGTTACATTTGATCAGGTAGAACTACATGTTTATAACAGTAAAGTTAAGTATGCAGGTAAACATTCATGGGAAGATGTTTCCATCGTTATAAGAGACGATGCAACAAACCAAGTAATGAAATTAGTTGGTGAGCAACTACAGAAACAGTTTGATTTCTTTGAACAGCAATCTGCAAGCTCTGGCATTGACTATAAATTTACAACTAAAATTGAGCTATTAGATGGCGCCAACGGACAAAATTTTAACAATAACACTAGTGTTTTGGAATCTTTTGTATTGTACGGATGCTACCTAAAGCAAGCTCAATACCAACAAGCAGACTATAGCTCTTCTGATCCAATGGATATTACATTATCTATTGCCTACGATAATGCATTGCAAACTGGTAAAGGTGGCCAACAAGTGGGCATCGGAGCCGCAGTAGCAAGAACAATTAGAACTGCCGCAACCGGCGGAGCCTAACAGTTTAACACACTCAAAAAGACCCAGTATTATCTGGGTCTTTTTTTATGACTAAATATTACTATGCCTTCCATTGTTGAATACCTATCCGAATTTTTTGATACTGGGGATCAGTTACGAGATTTCCAACACGCCAGCCGGCTTTACCTCGATAATAACTATGCACTAGCACCAAAGACTAGTTGGATATATTATGTGGTGTTTTCTATCGAGCCTAGTGCTATAACAGAATCTCAATGGAAGAACCAACGCAGAGATTACGAAGCAGGTATGCTTGTTAAGTCTTGTGACTTGCCTAAGTACCAAATACAAGTTGACACACTAAATCAGTATAATAGGAAAACTAATGTACAATCAAAGATTACTTACCAACCTATTAGTTTTTCATTCCACGACGATCAAGCCAACGTTACTAATAGTCTTTGGGTAAATTACTATCGTTACTATTACAGAGATACATGGTATGGTCAAAAGACTGGATCACTTGATCAAATAACAAACAAACCCGCAGGATATAAAAATAGCAAATACCAACCAATAGAATCATACACGCTTGGTCCTGATGGTCGGCCCGGTACTCCGGGCATGTACGGATTAAACAATAATCAAAGTAAACCATTTTTTAATGCCATCACAATCTATCAGTTAAATCAAAAACGATTTACAAGTTATGTAATTGTTAATCCGTTAATTACAGCATGGGAACATGATCAACTAGATAATTCTCAGACTAGTAAATTTGCATCAAATAAAATGACTGTAGCATATGAAACAGTATTCTATGGTGAAGGCAAAGTAAGACGAGATGCACCAACAGGATTTGCTACATTCCATTATGATCAAACCCCAAGTCCGTTAAGTATTGCAGGAGGTGGAACAAACAACCTGTTTGGCCCTGGAGGCTTTATATCAGGTGTTGATGATATATTTGGTGCGCAAGACGGTTTATTAAGTCGAGGGTTAAATGGTAACCCATTAAGTTTACTTGGTGCTGGTATTGCTAGCGGTAATTTAATACGCAATGCTAGGAATATTACAGCAGATAGTCTACGTGCAGAGGGGCAAAGCATTTTAAATTCTGCATTAGGTGCCGCCTTAAACGGAGCCAATGGCGGCGGCATCGGTGGATTCTTAAACGGCGGGTTAGGATCATTGGGTTCAAGTTTAGGTTTTGGTCCTAAAACAGGAACGCTGTTAGTAGGTTCAAACTTTAAACCTAATCAAGCAACAGCTTCTCCGGGCGATGTAGTGGCTTCCCCGCCCGCATCTACTAACGGAGTTAATAATACTGCCGCACTTGAAGCTAGACAAAATACAACTTACTACAGTTCAGATGATATAGTACAATTAAACACAGCGGCTGATGTACAAGAAGCAATAGATTCTCAAGTATCAAATGCAAAACAAATTCAAGACAGGCTAACATATAGTCAATCAGTTGACGCAGAAGTAAAACAGCGAGTTGGGGATGCGCTAGTTACATCAGGGCAAGCAGAAGCTGATGCTATTCGTCGAGAGTATTCATCAAAAGGTTATGAAGATCCTGTAAAATTATCAGCCAATCTAAAACTTAATACAGAAAATCAAGTCGACCTCACAAGAAAATTGTCAAGCCTACAATCGCCGTAAAATAATATGCTAATATACAACAATATACCAAAAAAAACAATTGCCAATAGTGCAAACGGTACAAAGACAGCTCTTGCTAACTTTTACGAAAATGATTTGCCAATGAATGATGCAGACTATACTGCCATGTTGGGATTTTTTGAAAGTCGAGGATTTAGTTCAGAGTCGTCTGCAACTATTACATATATAATGTTCTTACAAGCAAAAATTGACGGGTATAATCCATTTGATGTTTTATCAACTGTTAAAAATTTAAGTGGCACAGAACTTACAGCACTAGTCACAGAAATTTTAAATTTTAATCGTTTTAAAAGTAGCTTCTTAGGACTAGCCGCTACATACTCTACTCAACCTGAAGTACAAAAAGAGATATTACCTTGAGTCTAAGATTTGCAAAAGGCCAATATAAACTTAAAAACCCAGACAAGTATATAGGTGCCGGGGCGCCTACCTATAGATCTAGTTGGGAGCTAGCAGTTATGAGAATGTGTGATAACAACCCATCTATACAACAGTGGGCCAGTGAGAGTATAAAGATTCCTTATAGAGATCCCCTAACCGGAAAACAAACAGTTTATGTTCCGGACTTTTTAGTAGTATTCATTGATAAAGATATGAACAAACATGCAGAGCTTTGGGAAATTAAACCTGCGAATCAACAGATCAAAGAGAAGGTAGGAAAGAATCCGTATAATCAAGCTCAGTATGTTAAGAACATGGCCAAGTGGCAAGTGGCAACACAATGGGCAAAGTCAAAAGGACTTAAATTTCGCGTTCTAAATGAAACTGATATTTTCCATCAAGGCGCCCTAAAACGATAAGTAAGAATATGACTAAGAAATTAGAAGAACTATTAAACATAACTTCAACTGAAGACAAACCGTTGGAAAAGCCCACCCCTACGCAAACAGAAGCTCACATTAGCCTTCAACAAAATCTAGAAGAATTTGATAAAATCTCAGCCGCCCTACCAAAAGTAGAAGGGCTAGGGCTTATAAGCGATACTGAGCTAGATGCACTTGCTACTAAAGCAGAACAGGCTTATGACGACTTAATGGATTTAGGTATGCAGGTAGAAGCACGATACGGATCTCGTATGTTTGAAGTAGCGGGTAATATGTTAAAAACAGCAGTAGAAGCTAAATCAGCTAAAATTGATAAAAAACTTAAAATGGTTGAACTACAACTTAAAAAGTTAGCAATAGATAAAAAAGACGGCCCTGCAGACGGCGGTGTTGTCCAAGGTGAAGGATACGTGATTTCTGACCGAAATAGTCTCCTGGCAAAACTTAAAAACATGGATAAATAAAGGGTAGGAATTAACTATGAAAACATTTAAAGAATACCTGGCAGAATCAAAAAAGACTTACGATTTTAAAATTAAAATCGCAGGGGACTTTTCCTCTGAAAACGAAGGCATACTTCGTCAAGGGTTAGAAAAATATTCTGTGTCGGGATTTAAAAAAGTATCAACAACACCAACTCAGGCACTTCCCTTAGATTTCCCAAGAGTAAAAAACTGTGAAGTGAGCGTGTACGAAGTTAGTTTAGAATACCCTACTACTAGTTTTGAATTACGTGAATATATCACAGCATCATGCCAACTAGGCACAGATCATGTTGTAGTGCGTAATCCCAATGAACCTACAGAAGCTTATCAGCAGACAGCAGAAAAGCGTGAAGGTGCATTATTAAATGATCCAGATTATAAAGAAGTACCAGCAGTTGATAGTACAAAATATTATGGTACAGAATACAATACTAGCTTTGTAAAAGCATTAAACGATAATTTAAAGGCCAATCGTAAAGAAAGGGGCGAAGTTATTCCAGCTGGCGACAGCGGCAAAACTACCAACGATGTGGCGCAGAATAACACAAGCCCTATAGTTCCAAGGAAAAACTAAAATGCAAATGATCGACGTAATTAAAAGATTGGCTGAATTAGATGACGCCAATGGCGGCATTAAAGAATCTACTAAAATGGTTCAAGACGCAAAAGTTGCTGTGATAACTGAATCAGCAATGGGTGAATGCGGTGGTCCACTAGGGATGTCAATGACTCCTCAAATGGGCATGGCAAATACTCCTGCTAGTTTTAGCATCAATGCTTCTGCCGCAAGCGGCGACGAAGTAGCAAATATGCTAACACAAATTATGACACTAGCCGGCGTTAAGAAAGACGGTCCAATAGACGGTCCAATGGGACACAACGAGCCAGGCAATCCGTTAACTGGTGAGCCTCCAATGGGCGGCAAAGCTGACATTAGATCTGCACTTAACGCAATTGACCAAGTTGAAGACGAAGAAGCCGCGTTAGGTGGAATGAGCGATATTGGCAGTGACGAAATTGCTGAACCAGGCGGCATGGATGCAGAAATGGGTACAGCTGGACCAGCGGGCGGTGACATTGGCACAATGGCAGACCAAGTACAAGACATGGCACAACAATTAGCAGGCAAAGATAAAGAAGATTTAGGCTTAGAAAGTTTACGTCATTTTGATAACAGCCCACAAGAACAAACAAGAAACACTGATCCGTTAAACGACTTTGCTCAAGTTTTAAATAAAATTCGTAGTTTTGAATATACTCCTCCAAACAGTGGATCAAACCCAATGACAGCCGAGGCAACAGCTAACGCAGAAACAGCAGTTCAAGAAACCACAGAAAAACAATCTTTAATTTCAATTACAACTGATCTAATGAAGGCATACGAAACATTTAAATCGCAATAATTTAATATAATACCACAAATAGGCTCTTCGGAGCCTATTTTTTTCGTAAATAACATTATGAGTTTGCCAAATAACAGCGGCCTAATTAAGACCGCAAATAAAACACAAAAATTTACTGAGCAAGATATACAAGATATTGTATCTTGCGCAGACTTAGAGAACGGACACAAATATTTTTTAAGAAAATTTTTTGCAATCCAACATCCTACTCGCGGACAAATTCAATACGACGCATACGGATATCAGGAACAGTTAGTTGATAGTTTGCACAACTATCGGTTCAATGTAAACATGCTTCCTCGACAAAGCGGCAAGACAACAACTGCGGTTGGGTACTTGTTGTGGTATGCGATGTTTAAACCAGACCAAACAATTCTAATTGCCGCACACAAATACACTGGTGCCCAGGAAATTATGCAACGTATTCGTTATGCATACGAATTGTGTCCTGATCACATTCGTTGCGGTGTTACGAGTTATAATAAACAGTCGATTGAATTTGATAATGGCTCACGTATTGTAGCGCAGACAACAACTGAAAACACAGGGCGCGGTATGTCTATATCATTGCTATACTGTGACGAGTTTGCGTTCGTTCCGCCCAACATTGCTACAGAATTTTGGACATCTATTTCGCCTACACTAGCAACTGGTGGTAAGGCAATTATTACATCGACACCTAACTCAGACGAAGATCAGTTTGCTGAAATTTGGTTTGGTGCTATTAAGACTGAAGACGAACATGGCAATACTCGTGAAGACGGATTAGGTATTAACGGATTCTTTGGATACAAATCTAATTGGTGGGACCATCCAGACCGTGATGAAAAATGGAAAGAAGTTGAAATGGGCCGTATCGGCGAGGAACGTTTCCGTCGAGAATACGGTTGCGAATTCTTAGTCTATGACGAAACGCTAATTAATTCAATTTTTATGGCACAGATGGAAAGTCGTGAACCCATAGTTAAGATGGGGCAAGCTCGCTGGTATAAGAAGATCGATCCTAAATGTACATACATTATTAGTTTAGATCCTAGTCTAGGTACTGGCGGTAACTTTGCCGCAATTGAAGTAATTGAAATTCCTACAATGATCCAAGCCGGTGAGTGGCACCACAATTTAACGCCTATTCAAACTCAAGTTAAGATTATGAGAGACATGTGCAGATACATCGAAGATGCGTGTGCAGAACGCGGAGGATCGGGTACTATATATTACTCTGTAGAAAACAATACTGTTGGAGAAGCCGCTCTTGTTGCAATTAGCGAATTAGGAGAGGAAACTTTTCCTGGAATGTTCCTAAGCGAGCCAATCAAGAAAGGGAATGTACGCAGGTACCGAAAGGGATATAATACAACAGAAAAGGCCAAAGTTTCTACTTGTGCTAAGTTAAAACACCTTATCGAAAACAGAAAATTAACAATTCACAGTAAATCATTTATTGGGCAATTAAAAACATACGTTGCGCAGGGAGTCAGTTTTAAAGGCAAAAACGAAGAACCAGACGATTTAGTGTCAAGTATGCTGGTTGCAATCCGCATGATTATGCAGTTACAAGAGTGGGATCCTACAGTTTATGACACTATGCACGACTATGTTAACGACGAAATGGAGCTCCCGCTTCCTATATACATCAGTAGTTTTTAATAAATACACATTATGAATGCTTTAGAAATTATTTCCCAAGATCTTTTTGACAAGGTGCGCAGTCGCTTTTCTAACCTACAAATGGGTGGAGAGGGCGGCGCTGTTACCGTAGTACCACAAGAAGCTCGGTTTTTTGATTTTGATTTTGTCGTTGAGGGTGCTAATTTAGGGAGAGTTAGCATAAGCATCAATGATCTAGGAAGCCTAAAAGTCTATTACAGCCAGGGTATTGTAGAAGATACTGATTCTACTACACAGCAATTTTGGTTTGACTTTTTAAGAGAAATGCGCCAATTTGCTAAACGCAGAATGTTACGATTTGACACTCGCGATATTAGCAAGGGTAACTTAGACAAAAACGATTTTGCGTATCTTGCAACTCAGCAGGCCGCACAACAAGCATCAGCACAATCAACCGTTCCACAGGAATCAAATATGACAACTGAATCAACAATGTATGGTAGCTCAAAGAGTAGCTATCGACCACTAGAAAAGACTTTATTAATTATTCGCCACAACGTTAAGGTAGGCGAAGACCGCGGAGCTCGTAGCCGCCCAAATAATATCAAAGCAGTCTTTATTCAAAATGAAGCCGGCGAACGCTTCAAGTATCCATACGCTCACCTTGCAGGTGCAAAAGCAATGCAACGTCACGTATCTAACGGTGGAACACCGTTTGATCCAGCAGGTTCGTCTATTATGCAGATGAGCGAACAGATCAAACAGTTAAGCACATTTAAGCGTCAAGTAGGTAACATTGAAAGTTTAACTAACGAAGCACGTGGTATTGTTGACCGTGTTGGTTCTAAATTAAGCACCTTACGTGCCACTATTGAACATATTGCTAAACAGTCACATTATGAAGCGTGGCGTGAAAGTTTAGACGAAGCTATTGCAGAAATGAGCGAAATTGATGCGGCCACAATTGAAGATTACAAAAATACATTTACAGTAAGCAGTTACAAAGAAGACCTAACACAATACTTTCCACTACTATACAAAGTAATGCAAGAAACAAGTACTGTAGATCTAGAAGACTACGTTGGCGAAGCTAAGGATGACGTATGCTCTGATTGCGAAAAAGATCCATGCGAGTGCGATGACGAAGTTAAAGAAAGTTTTGACGCATTTGAAGAGTGGGCAGACGAAATTGCAGAAGGTCCTAAGCCTAGCGATGTCCCGGCATACTTACGTAAGCAACAAGGCAAAACACCTTTAACTACAAAGGATTTAGAAGATGAAGAATCCGATGGTAAGATTAGCCATCCTAAAACCCTTGCTAAGAACAGTGGTAAAGAAGTTAAAGAAGGTGGTTACTACCTAGGTGCAGAAGACTTGCCAGATTGGACACGTGATGCACTACATCGTGTTGCAAAAGGCGAAGTTAGAGATTGGCCAGAACTATACGGCGAATTATCAAATTTCATTGATGATGAAAAGAAAGCCGAACTTATTGCTAAACGTGTTTGGCAAAAAGGTGGTGGCGAAGATACTATGGCAAAACATCGTGTCCAAGCAGATCCAGTAATGGATATTCCAAAAGACGATAGCGAAGATGATGATAACTCATTCCTAAATCGGTTACGTCAGCAAGCTCGTGGCGGGTCTATTAAGCCCGGTGTTGACACAGGTGGCGTTGAGATGGAAGAAATGGATGATAGCGAGCATGCCGATGTTCCTATGAAAGAAATTGCTCAAAAAGTTTTAAGTCACATTGATCGTGAAACAGGCGGATGCCCATTAGGTGCTACCGCTGTTGGTATTCAAGTTGGTAAAGAATACGGTGATCGTGCAGGCGAACTTGCTGAAAAGTTAGTTCATCACTTACAAGCTAAATTTGAAGCAAACAAGCAAATGGAATCAATCCGTAGACTCTCGGGGTTGCCAAAGATAGCAGAAGATCATGCTCCGTGGTACAAAGACCAAACAGAAGCCGACGCTGACAAGAAAAAATCAGAGTTTAAGAAAAAGAATAACCCAAACCGTACCGGTAAAGATACTGCCAAAGCGTTATCACAGAAAGGGTTAGACAAAGCCAGCAAACAACACGGTTAAACCACTCTTCTGTTAGCAGAGATTAAAAAGGCAGAAATATTCTGCCTTTTCTCTTGACATGATAAATAAAAGTGCGTACAATAACACGTATGCACTTTTTCTTTTATAGTCAGTAGGCTTTAAAAGAGAGGCAAATAAAGGCATAATTTAAATTTTATTAAGGAGAAATCATTATGGCATCTTTAGCAGAAATCCGTGCGAAACTTCAAGAAGCACAATCACGCCAAGGCGGGCAATCCGCTGGTACTGGCGACAACGCAATTTATCCCCATTGGAACATTCAAGAAAACAGTGAAGTAACTGTTCGTTTCTTGCCAGACGGCAACGGCGACAATACTTTCTTTTGGATTGAACGTGCAATGATTAAATTGCCATTTGCAGGTATTAAGGGCGAAACAAGCTCTAAGCCTGTTACTGTACAAGTTCCTTGTATGGAAATGTGGGGCGAAACATGTCCAATTCTTACTGAGGTTCGTCCTTGGTTTAAAGATCCTAGTCTAGAAACTATGGGTCGTAAGTATTGGAAAAAGCGTTCATACTTGTTCCAAGGATTTGTATTAGATAATCCTCTGAAAGAAGATAAGACTCCAGAGAATCCAATCCGTCGATTCATTATCGGTAGCCAAATCTTTAACATTGTTAAGGCCGCTCTAATGGATCCAGATATGGAAGACTTGCCAACAGACTATCTACGTGGCGTAGATTTCCGTATTGCTAAAACTAGCAAAGGCGGATATGCAGACTACTCAACATCAAAGTATGCTCGTCGTGAACGTGCATTAAGTGATGAAGAAAAGGCCGCAGTGGAACAACACGGTTTGTTCAGCTTGAAAGACTTCTTACCCAAGAAGCCAGGCGATGTTGAGCTCAAAGTAATGAAAGAAATGTTTGAAGCGTCAGTTGACGGTGAAGCATATGATTTAGAACGTTGGGGTCAATACTTCAAGCCAGCAGGAATGGGCGGTAGTGGACAGGCAACTGGTAACACCACAGCAAAAGCACCTGTAG